TCTGCTTTACTTATATTAAGCTCGCCGCGGCGAGCAAACTCCGATTGTATTCTCGGCATAATTTCAGTATTTCCGTAGCCCATTGCCTGCCCTTTGAGCGTACAAAGCCCTATATCGTCATATGACGCCAAAGGACGTTCTTGAGCACATCCCAGTAGAAAGAGAGAGAGCACACCCGCAAACAAAAATTTCTTCACGTCCTTATCCCCATCATCAAAAGGTAGTCTCTAATGCTAACAGCGGAGGACGTCAGAGCAACGGGCAGGAATGATTTTTTGATCTCAGTCGTCAATTGACGAAAACTCCGCCGAAGCGGGTTACTCGTGAGAAGTAACCCAGAAAGCAAAAACCCACCGAGTGGTGGGTTAAATGTTTTGAAGTCTGAATTCTTTCGCTTGCCTGGTCTGTCAATAAAGTACGAATAGACCACGTAACTGTTACTGGTTGAGGCCCATTGCACTAACAGGCCGTCCTCATCCTCCCAGCAGCAACCTTCCTGCCAGATGTGAACGTGATGCAATTCTTCTCCTCGCGCCTCGACAGGCCGCTCCATTAACTTGTCTCGACCAATGGTTTCAATGTGCGCAGGATACTCTAACTGGACATGTATAGCGGGAGCGGGAACATCATCATATTCGATAGATTCCCGCTTGTAAGTTTCAAATTCTTCAATTGGTAGCTCAGTAATTGGGTACTGAGATATGACATTGGCAAGTGCCTGAGAACGACTTATTTTAAAGCCCATTCGTTGCGCTTCTCTTCCATTTTTTCAGCAAGAAGGCTGGAAGCTGCACTCAGTCGTGCTTTGTAGTCGGCAGAACGGCGCACGGTACGACGCTGCTGGTCGGTACTTTTTACTTCACGCTTCTGTTTCATACTTCCCCCTTTATCGCTTCTGCGATTTAAGGTTAGTTTAATACCAGAAGTCATATCAGATCAATGTCAGGTTGATATCAATTGGTATTAGTGCCGTAACAACTCAACGGCTAAATTTTTGCCCTACCCACTATTTCCAATCCTGTTGGTTGCTAACCCTGCGCCTGCCGTGCCGCCTGCTTTGCCAGGAAGTCGTCAGCCATGGTGCTGAGATGCTTACTTGCGATACTATGTAATACAAGCAGTAATCATTAGTGCAGCCCGTTCCGCTGCGCATCGAGTGCAAACATTTTCTCTGCCCAGTCCATAGCCTCATCGTAATGCTGCTCGGTCGGGATTTTTGCGGCTTCCTTCTGCGGATATTTAGCGTTCATCGCAGCACGAAAGCTGGTCATGGTCATGTTCCA